ATATTAGTTCCTGTGGCCGGAGTTTTAAATGCAAATTCGTTTTTACCACTCTCAAATAAGGTCTCGTCTACTTCTTTGTTTTTTATTTCAGATAAATCGACAGTTTCTTTTTGACCTCTGTATACGAATTCATAGTCTTTTCCGTACCCCAGTACCCTAGCTGCTACTAGTATAGCATTCTTATCGCCTAATAAAAGATCACCGTAGGTAATAGGAGTCACAATGAGGGACTTTAATAACTTATCAACCACTACTCCCTGTTGAATATAGTTTTGATTTGTTAAAATATCCTCTTCTCTTGCGGTCATATATTTCATTTCGATTTGACCTGAAGCTAGTGGAGAATCCTTCGGATAGAGAAGTCCTTTAGAAGGTAAGTCTACCATTTCGGTAGGGAATTTCTGTTGTTGTTGCATAAATCTTATTTTATAAAACTATTTACTTGTATATATAAATATACAAAAATAAATTTTATAAAGCAACAGAGCGATATGCTTAGCTGATTCCTTCCAGGATAACAAGTTCGATTTTAGGTTTATATCCTTTTGGAAGCTTATTTATGTATCCCTCGAATTTAGAATGATTTTTATCCCATCTAAAACTGAATTGCAATTTATCTAGATTCATCATTACTTGTCCTGTAGTCTGCATATCCATTGGGTTAGTTCTTCTATATGGATTCATATAATTATCTTTTACCCATTGGTGCGCTAATAGGTCTAGAATTTCATCTGCTTGTGTTACTTTCTGTAGTTCTACAGTAGCAATATCTTTTCTAGAAATAGAGGACTCTCTTTTTATGCCTGAAGTGTATCCTGTTTCCGGATAAGCTATACCGTGGTTAGTTCTTACAGTTACTTTTGGTTTATCTATTTTTTTAATTACCGGTAGGTGTTCTGAGGTTAGTTCAATAACAAAAGCATGTTTAGTATTTGCTACCATTGTCATTCCTTTTACTCCTACATCTTTTTTGTCTTCCCCTACATACTTTATAATAGATTCGATTGCATCTGATAGCTTATTATGAGATAAAGCTGTTCTGATTTTCAAACCGTCATAAGAGGGTACTAATCCTTTTTTATCTTGCTCCTTAGCTATATCTCCTTGCATCTCATCAAAATGCACCATTAAAGAAGCATTTATAATTCCTATTCCATATTCATTCATTCCTTCGGACCAATCGGTTAATTCATCATAGATGTACATTACCTCGGTTCCGTCTATTAATTCATGGATAACTTGCATTTCTGGGCTATACTTTCTATCTCTGTTCTTAGCTAGAATAGTCTCTCCGTTTAAATGAATAGTAGCTACTACACATTCTGTGAGTGGCTTTGGTCTTAATAGGTCTAGGAATTTAATCATAGTATATTCTTTCTTATAAATATACAAAAAATAAAAGCGTCTACCAGTTAAAGTAAACGCTTTTCTTATTAAGTTTAGTTTAGATTAGTAGTTAAGTATTGAGTAATCCATTGCTACTGTTATAGCGATGTCTACAATACCGTCTGATGAGGTCCAATCAAATTGACCAAAATCACCTTTTGTTAAAAAAGCTCCTTTGATAATCCATTCTCCTACCACATCACCTACTGGTCCTAGTATGTCTAAAGTCAGATCTTTCTTATAAAAATCCGAGTATCCTGCCCTGCCTGTTACAGATTCGTATCCTAAACGAGCCCATTCCATTACTGCTTGTGCACCAGAGGGTGCGATTGGTGAATACAGAGTCATATCCATATCTTGCCATTCTCTTTTACCTCTGATTTTTCTATAAGAGTTGATATGATCTAATTTAATTACCGTATCTGTGAAGCCAGGAGCCTTTACGTTCTTTACCATAAAAGCCGGGATATTGTCTATATACATTACGAACCTATGCTGAACCATTGGTTCAAAGGCTCTAAACATAATTTCGCTTGAATCTAATACTGCCATTTTTTTGTTATTTTATTTATAAATATCTACCGTTAACAATTATGCGAAAGTTGCTCCTGTTGGTTCGATTGTAAAGTCTAATACTACGAATTCAATTGTTTTTGCTGGTTGTATGATAATTTGACCTACCAATTGATTTCTATCAATAACGTCTGCTGTATTGTTAGTATCGTCCATTATTACTTGATAAGAGTAAAGACCTTGTCTCTGTACTACTGATTCTAAGTATGGATTAACTGCAGCTAAGAATTTATTTCTTGTTGAAATAGTATTCTGTTCGAAGACTAAGTTAGTAGCTTGGTTTCCTATGAATTTCTTCAACTCAATTAACAATCTCCTTACATTTACCCTATCTAAAGCTGATGCTTTTGTTTGTAATGTCTTTTGACCAAAGATCGATATACCTGTTCCTGGGAATGTAGCGATTGGATTTACTTTTCCTAAATACAATGCATCCCTGTCTGATTTTGATAATTTTCTCTCTGTTTGAATTACTCCTGAAATTCCTCCTCTGGTTAAGCCTGCTGGGGCAAACCAGGGTGCTGTAGCCAAGTCTGTGAAAGCATATACTCCCGGTATAGTAACTGAAGCTGGTACGAAGACGTTTTTACCTGTTGCTGAAGTTACTTGAACCCAAGGCCAGTAAGAAGCCCCGTAAGAGCTATTTAAGCCTGCTGCTGTAGTAACTGCATCAGAAATTGTATCTCCATATCCTACTAAGTCTACTACCGCTATAGCATCTCCTCTTGTTTCTACTAAGGAAAGTACATTCGCTACGGTAATAGAATTGTTTTGTTGAGTAAGTCCTGGTACTGTTATAATATTGAACTGATAGTTGTCTTTATTTCCTAGTAAAGTAACTGCATCTGCATAGTCTGAATCAGATAAGCCCTGTACGTTCGATACTCCGCTAACAATTGCACTATTGTAGTTAGCTAACGGCTGTACGTTGTTTCCTACTGCTCCGAAGAATGCACCTGAAGCTGACATTGGTAGAGAAGCAGAATATGATAAGCTTGATGCATCTTTATTTACTGTTACTCCGTCTGTAGCCAGGTATTTGTAGGTTGGTATATTTACTGAGCTTACTCTTACGTAGTTAGAGTTATTTGGATATTCTCCTGATGGTTGTATGAATACTGTACCGCTTGAATCTACTGTTTTAGCTAATTTCTGATTACCTATTACGCTTGCGATGTAGTTAGGAGAGTCAGGATCTAAAGAGACGTTGTTGAATGTCTCTAAGATTGTTTTGCTCTTTACATTATCATCACCTCTGCGGACCAATACTGAGAATGTACCTGTGTTGTTGTTTATATTAGCTATTTCCCATCTTAAATTATCTGCTGATCCGCTTACTAATGAATTATCGCTGTTTTGAGCACCAGGATTACTTGCTGTAGTCGAGTTGTTAAATATAGCTCCTTTTCCTAGAGTTTCTAAAGTAAATGGATTTATACTAGCAGTATTGAAGGTTGCGATATTAGTGCTAGCTGCCGGTGCCCAGTTACTTGATCCTGATACTACTCTTGTTAGTAACAAAGTGGTGCCTCCTTGTTGGAAGTAAGATCTTACTGCTATAGAAGTTAAATACTCTACTGTAGTAGAGCCTGATACAAAGACTTCTCCGAATTTGTTGGTGAAATCACCGTAAGAAGTAACTACAGTTGGAATTTCCACCGGGCCTTTCACTGTCGGTCCTACAATTGCAGCGCCTGCTTGAATAGGAGCTGGTTGTATGAAAGAAATATCATTTTCTCTTGTGTATACTCCTGGAGAGATTATTGATTCTGCCATTTTTTTTAATTGATTAAGTTTTTATTTATTATAAATATCTCGAGAGTTTGATAACCTTTTCGGAGGTCGAGATTCTCTATTCCTTAATAAATAGGAAAGGAGAGTGAAAACTCTCCTTGATTTAATCAATTAAAATAAAAAGAAATTAAGCAATAATAGTTAATACTGGTTTAGCTTTTTTTTGGAGCTTCAATCTTTGCAGCACCGTCCTCTACAGCTGTCTCTACGGTTTTTACGTCACTTGCTGCTACAGTCTCAACTTCGCCTACTACTTCTTTTACTTTTGCAATATCCGACTCAACAACTGCTTCTGTTGAAGTTATTGTTTCTTTAATCGAATTTCTGCTATACAGTACAGCAAGCAAGATTAGCAGCAGTACTACAAAGGGAATAAGGGTTACTAAATAGTTCATATTTTTATTTTTGATTTATAATTTTAAATAGGATTCTCGGATTTACTTCTGTTTCAATATTAAGATCATCAATTGCGACTTCATTGAACTCTATCTCGATTTCTTGTGAAAGTAGTTCGTTTAATTCGGCACTATACTCTAGGTATTTCGGACTAATATCCCAAGACTCTACTTCGTTGGTGTCTGTGTTTACTTTTTCGTTGATCCTTATCGGGAGAGTAACTGCCCCATTATCATCTGTATCACCTAGAGACTTAATTAACTCTTCTTTGAATTTATTGACTTTCTCAAGTTCAGATATCAATGCATCAGCTAAAGTAGTTAGGTTGTATTTTACAGAGATTTTTAATTTTTCATTTAATAGCCCCTTCTGCAATCTCTCTCCTGTAGTTTGATTTACAATTCCGCTCAGTTCTGCACTCAATTCGTGGACTTCAAATAGTGTTAATTTGACTTTTTTCATAAATTATTTTTTTTATATAATAGTGTTTTTATTTTAAAGATCCAACTATACTAAAGTTAAATTTAATTGAGCTGCTCCCCAAACATAAGCTGCTGTATTGATATCAGGATTTACACTCCAAGAATTGTAATCAGCCCCCGAAATAGATAAATTACCGTCTGCTAATTTATTATAAGTATTTTCTACTGGCGTGATGGGGTCTGTAGAACCAGACACGGGCAGTGGTGGGACAATGGTCTCATTTAATATATAATAGAAAGTAGCTGTATCAATAAGATTATCGTGGATACTAACCATATTAAATGCTGTTGCTTGTTTTTGGGTTCCGTTTACCCAAAGAGAGATTGGTTGAATTGTTTTCATTTTTTTTTTATTTTTTATTTATTGATGTAATATACGAATTATTTTTGATATTTGCAAATTTATTTTAATTTTTTTTAGTCTCCACTTCCATAATTATAGGTAGAATCTGATGTAGGAGATACACTCACAAATGCTATTCCCGTACAATACTCTCCTGAATTATAAGTATCATAGTATACTTTTAGTGTTCCACCATTATTTATACTCCCACTATTTATAGTTCCAGAATGAGTATAGCTATTACTTAAATTTGTATATATGGTAAATGTTATAGTTATAGTAGAAGTAACATTATATGTTGCTGATAGATTCACATAAGCATATCCTGTAACTCCTCCATTAGATGTTGTATAACTACCTCTTGTTTGATATACAAAATTATTAATTAAAGCAGGAGTTAGATCCTGTTTAGCTAACCATTGATTAGATGCCTTAGCAGCATATGTAGTATTACTTGTATTAATATTAATATAGATAGATGCGCTTGCTTTGGCTACCCATTGATCAGTACCACCATCATAAAAAGGAGTGCCTGTAGACGTAAATACTCCTGTATTAACTGCATCTACTAAATCCTCATAAGCTACCCATTGATTACTACTTAGTCCTGCCCAGCTCATTTATAATTGCTTTTAATTCCTTGATTTGTTGTTCTAACTCTTGAATTCGTTTAGTATTATCGTCTATTAATACTGTATGTACTTGAGTGTAATCTACTGCTAATGTCTCTCCGTTTGTATATACTGCTTGAGGTAATAATTCCTGCACCTCTTGTGCTCCATATCCAAATCGTTCTGTTTGATTTTTAGTTTCATCTTTCCAAGTATAAATGATAGGAGATATCTTATCTGCTATTCTATGTGATGAATAATCTCTTGATATTATATTTTTTAGAGTTAAATCTGAATCAAATCCACCTCCTGTTGCTGTTACTGTTCCTGAAATAGTAGCATTACCGGAATTAGTTAGTACAAACATATCCGTAAACGAAGATGCTACATCGGATCCTCTATTAACATTAGCATGAGCTAATGAAAAAGAAGTTCTATTATTTCTTAATGCCCAAATTAGAGTATTAGGAGAACCTCCTGTTGGACTATATATTCTAATTTCTCCATTACCATTACCGTCTTCAACTAATATTTGACCTCCTACTACTGAAGAATACCCATATGCTATATTCATAGCACCTGCAAAAGTAGAACTACCATTTACTTGTAATTTATTACCGTTATCTGTTGTTGTACCTATTAATAAGTTTCCTGTAAGAGTTCCTCCTGATAGAGGTAGATAAGCTGTTGATGAGTAAGCATTACTGCCTAATCCTAAAGCTGATTGAATATTAGCTACAGTTGAATAACCCCAATTTGGAGCACCCGTTGTAGTCATAAAATACAGTGGAGAAGGATAATTTGTTCCAGTATTTATATTTTGTCCATTCCATTGAGTAGAATTACCAACTGTTAATGAACTGGCAGTACCAGTTAATCCAGTACCTGCACCTGAGAATGAATTTGCTGTTACTGTGCTTGAAAAAGTAGCACTTGAACCTGTTAATGCGCCTGTAAGAGTTCCTCCTGATAAAGGTAGATATGTACTTGAGGCATTGCCTGTTGTTAGGTATGTTGAAGAATCTACACTACCATCCGCTTTAAGAAATTGTGAAGATGTTCCTCCCGATTTTATAAAAGAATTTGCTGTTGCTGATCCCGCTACTGTTAGATTATTTGATATTGTAGTTGAACCATATACTTGTAGTTTAGCTCCGTTATCTGATTGTTGTGGTGTATTAGAATGTAGAGTATTACCAAATATTTGAGTTTGGGTCGTAGATGTATTTCCTAATACTGTTGTATTAGATCCGTTACCTAAACCGTTATATCCTATTACTATTTGATTGGTTTGATTTTCTAAAATAGTAGAGGAATTATATCCTATGAATATTGAATTATTAGCGTTTATTGAACTTGTTCCATATAAAACTCCACTTAATGTATAATTAGCATATCCTCCTATTGATGTATTATTAGATCCTGCCGAATTACCTATCATTGAATTAGCTCCAAAAGCAGCATTATACGTTCCTCCTCCAGGTTGAAGAGACGAAAATCCTACAGCGGTATTATAGCTGCTATTACCACCACCCATTGCTCCGTTACCTATAGCTGTATTGCCATTTCCTGTAGAAAGTGAGCTTAAAACAGCCCTACCTACTCCTACATTAGTTTGACCAGTAGTTATAACTTGCATAGTATTAAAACCTACAGCTACGTTTTGATAGGCACCAGCAGCATTCTTCATTGCTCCGGCACCTATAGCTACGTTTTGAGCACCTCCATTTGTCAGGGTTTGATATCCAACTGCTACACTATTAGTAGAATTTCCAGCATTTGTAAAAGATTGGTATCCTATTCCAACGTTACTATTAGAGGCAGTTGTTGCATTAATCATTGCTTGATAACCAATAGCAGTATTAGTTGCTACTTGACCTCCTCCTAATCCAACTGTTAATGAGTTTATTGTTGCATCTGATCCTGTTGTTAAGAGGGAACCTGATACATATAATGAACCTGATGTTGATGTTGACCCTGATTGGTATACTTGTAGTTTATACCCATTATCAACGGTAGTATTCATCAAGATATTACCGTTCCCTTTTACTGCCATATATCCTCCTGCGGTAGAAGGAGAATTTATATTGATACAGTTAGGAGATTGGCTACTATAAGTAGTTATTGTTAATGGAACTGGTCCTGTTGATGAGTATGTGGTGCAAATTAATGAAGTTTGTGACGTAAATGGTGGGTATACACTAATAGTACCATTAGATTGAAAACGAAGTGTGGTGCCTCCTGGACCCATTAAATCAGTTATGGAAGGATTCCCCTCAAAACATTGCATTGTAAACATTTCTTGAGACCCGTTTTGAGATTGGACTAATAAAGGAAAATATGCATTTCCAGAATTAAAAGAGCCAGTCATTCTTATTTTTACTCCAACACCAAAGTAGCCTGATGAGGTGTAAGAACTTGATACAAAAGTAGGCTGTATATCCAATCCAACTAATGTCTGATTATTCGCAGATGCAGACATTACTGTGTTTATTAACACGGCACTACTTCCTAATGCAGATCCTGTTGGAGTTATACTTCCTGATATTAATATTAATGATGAAGAAGGATTACTAGTAGGTTGGGAACCTGATATGTTACCTGAAAATGTAGATAGACCTGATACTATCAGAGATCCTGTTATAGTAGAGTTACCCAATAAGTTACTTGATCCTGATACTAATAAAGATCCTGATAATACTGTAGGACCTACGAGAGTAGTTGAACCTGTTACGATGAGAGAACCTGTTATAGTTGCGTTTGATAATGATATCAACCCGTTTCGGGTTATAAATTCATTTGCCATTTATATGTTGCTTTAGTTCACTTTCCCTAAAGCGAGGGTTTAAAATGTTATTATATTAATAAATATCAAATTTCTACAATTCTATATTGTCTTCCTGAAGAATCGTTTGTCTGTAGATCCTGCATTATTGAATTCGCTTCATCTATATTACTGTATTGGTGAATAGGGTCCTCAGGTATTAGCTGAGAAACCCATATTTGATTATTTCCTATGATGTATTGCATTTGTATTTGATACATGATTTATATTATAAAAGAGTAGCCAAAGATTTTAATTTCCAACCGCTACTGTTAGTTTGTATATTAAATTGAACTTGACTTGTTACTATACTTACCGAACCTGTTACTGCTGTTGTAGAACCTATATCAGTAGTAGAATATTCTGTATACGATGTATTTACTCCATTCCATACTGCCATTATTTCCCCTGATCTTGCATTAGATCCATTTGATACTGTATATTTAAAGAAGGCAGAAGTAAATGATCCTGTTGATAAAGTAAACATATTGTTTGCTCCTACTATAGAAGATCCTACTGTCGAAGTATAGTTAGAAGATACTCCTATTCCAAATCCTACGGTAGGAGTTGCTACTGCATATGAAGCTGTTGCTGCCGTGGTTGCAAAGGATGCAGATGTTACTGAGCCTATTATACTTCCAGTTACTGTTAAGTTACCTACTACGGTTTCGTTACCTGATATATAAATATTACCATTTACCGAGGTGTCTCTGCTTATGCTAATTAATCCAGAATTAAAATTTAAATAACCATAATCAGTAGTCCCGGTATTCCAAAGATAAATATTAGTACCATTTCTTGCTTCAACACTACTATATGATATTAATCCTCCATTAGTAGTTACATTACCTGAAAAATAACTCGTACCATTTACTTGTAATGTATTTCCATTATCTGTTGTAGTTCTTATTAATAAGTTGCCACTTAACGTAGAGGATAGTCCTGATGAATCATAAATACTCCAAATTCCACTAGGGATATTTGATGCACCTAATACTAGGTTTGTTTTATTTGTTATATTACTACCAGCTACATACAGTAGTAAAGCTGCTGCATTTGAGATAGTAGCAGTAGCCGAAACATTGTTGACTCCTATTTGAGCACCTTTTACATTTCCTCTCGAACCAGAAGCTCCCGGTAAAATACCAACTCCAACGGATACTCCGTAACTCGTATATCCACTATTAACTGTATTAGCTGACCCAATGCTATTATTAACTATTAGTCCGTAGGTATTTTGATTACCTGAACTCGTTATAAAATTGGTTGTTAAACCAGAGTAAAAAGAAGTTAAATTATTTGAGGGATCATTGATTGTTCTTCTATCTATGTACGGGGTTAAGGGTAAACTAGTCCCTCCACCATAATTTAACCCATTACTATCTAACACAAATGAACTTCCTGTTCCTGCTGTAGTGTTTGGTGAAAGTATTAAATAATCAGTTGAATTTGAACCTCCAGATATAGACGAACCTGATACTATCAGAGAGCCTGTTATAGTAGAGTTGCCTAATAGGTTACTTGATCCTGATACTAATAAAGATCCTGTAATAGTGTTATTACCCACTATCGTTTTAGAGCCTGTTATAAATACACTTCCAGATACTACATTAGTCCCTATTACTGTTAAACTGCCCGATATAATAGCACTTCCTGTGTAAGGGAAGGGTGAAACATATCCTGATAGATAAGATGCTGTTAATGCATAAGAGCTACTTATAGCCTGTGAAGCTGTTCCAAATAATGATCCAGTAATTCCTGATGTTGTGATTAAACTGCCACTGACTATTAACGATCTTCCTGTTAATACATACGAAGTTCCGTTATCACTAAGAGCAGAGTTTGTTAAATATTGATATGGCTGATTACCACCAGCCACTATTGGTATAGTTCCTGTAGAGGTATTGTTGCCTACCATCATTTGGCCCCCTAAGTTTGAAGGTAATGAAATACCTATAACATAGTTACTGCTACCGGATGGAGGAGTAGTTGATACGAAATCCCACCCATAATATGCTTTATCTGGATTATAGGCTGTTAAACTAAATACATTAATAGCAGTAAAATAATTTCCAATTACTGATGATCTTACTCCTCCTCCTTGGATTCCTCCTCCTCCATAACCTATCAGGGGATTTGTAAAAGTACCCCCACCTTGTATGTTTAATGACCCGGTTACAGTAACGTTCTGATTTAAGGGATTAATATAAGAGGCCGTTTGTGAATTTTGTGCTTGTGAAGAGCTTACTGCATATGAGGAAGATATGGCATATGAAGATGTTACGGGTACATTTAATGCATAAGAAGCTGTAGTTGAATACGAAGCACTTGTTACACTATTAGTACCTATAAATATATTTCCGTTTACATATGATGCTGTATTAGCATTTTGTGATATTATTGAATAAGAGCTTGTTACGGCATATGAAGCACTTGCTGCACTATTAGAATTAGTAAATATGTTTCCATTTACATAAGATGCAGTACCAAATAATGAGCCTGTGTACCCTCCTGTTGCAGTAGAACTTCCAGTTATTATTTGATTTCCTACTAATGATAAAGAACCTGTTACTAATAAAGATCCTGTAACAGTATTGTTACCTGTCCTATTAACAGATCCTAAATTTATTTGAGATCCACTTACTGTTAAAGAGCCTGTTATAATTACATTCTGATTTAGAGGAGTAATATAAGATGCTGTTTGTGCAAAAGAGGCACTTGCTGCAATATTGTTATTTGTAAATATATTTCCATTTACATAAGAAGCAGTAGTAGATGTTGCTGCATTTCCTGTAATAGAAACTCCTAAACTATTAGATGCTATCCATTTAGATGTAGCATTATTCCACATCAAAGCATATTGATCTATTCCAGATCCCTCTGTTATATTTACATCAGATAAATTTGATAAAGAAGTTGCTGTAATACCCCCACTTCCTCCGCTAATACCGCCTATACTTCTAAATAATCCTCCAGGGATGATAGAGAAAGTGCTTGTAGTTTGGAAGTTAGCATTATTCTGAAGTATAAGTGTCCCCAGATAAATTGCATTTGCTGCTGTGTTAGGAGCTTCTACAAAATTCTCTACACCTATATTTGCAGTAGCTGTAGTTTGGTCTGGGTAAGTTGTATTACCGTAATAAACTACTATTGCTTTAGTTACTGAGTTAGGGAACCAGTATACCCTTTGAATAGTCCATTGTCTATTTGATCCATTTCCAGGAACTGATGTTAGTACTCCGTTATTTGAATAATGTGTTGGATCTATACTAGCATATCCAGCCCCTCCGTTAGTATCATATACCCATGAAGAACCTGATTGATAATATCTCCATATTTTAGAGATATTTGCACCGCTATCTGTTATGTAAGATGGATTATTAGGATCTACTGGGTAATTTACACCGTCATCAAACGCCGTTCCTCCCCCTACTGTTAGGCTTCCTGTTGAAGAACCGCTTACTGCTAAACCAAATCCTGTTAATTTTAATGGACCAAATGCCTTTACAAATACGCTTGATCTCTGTTTCCATCCATATGCTAAGGATGGTTGTGTTTTAACATTATTGATTGTAGAACGATTCTGGTGTAGAACTACTCCTACTGGTATTAAGGTATCGTATTGACCATCTATGTAAGGAATTCCTTGAGCATATATTGTTGGAGTAGATCCGCTTGCCTGTATTGCTATAAATTGCTGGTCATAAGATGCTGATAAAGGAGCTATACTCGCTGATAGACTCTTCCAATTTAAATACTGTATTGACGGGTAGGGGTTATTATTAAGTGAAGCATTTAAGTTAACTATAATACCGCTTCCACTGCCTATTTGGTATACTGTAGATGATTGAGAAGTGATTACACCTCCGTTTAGTATACCGGAATATAAATTACCTTCCAACCATTTTAAACGAGTCGTGTTAGCTGTTCCATTATTATTTTGTGAGAAATATAAATCATTTGTTGATCCAGATACGTAAATATAGGATGAAGATATTGAATTATTTATATTTGTAGTTACGGGTAGTAATTGAATATACCCTGTGTGTTGCATATCTCCGTATATTTGAACTGAAGGAGTAGGTGTACCAAATGCACCTGATATAATTAAACTACCTGATAGGCTAGTATTTCCTATTAGAGTGTTGTTTCCTATTTGAGTAGTAGACCCCGATACAGATAACGAGCCTGTTAATGTAGTATTTCCTATTAAAGTATTAGATCCGCTAGTAAGTAAACTGCCTGTTACAATCTGAGTCCCAATAAATGTATTTGAGCCTGTAGTAGCAAATACTGCCGATGATGTATTGTTAAGTAACTGTGCGTTTGATGCATATGAAGCACTTGCTGCACTATTTGAATTAGTAAATATAGAGCCTGTTACAAATGAAGCCGTTAAAGCACTTAATACGTTTAGTGATGATGTTTGATTTGTAAGAATTACAGGGCTTGAATTTACTGCTAAAGAGCCTGTTACGGATACGCTACCTGTTAATATTTGTGTATTAGTTAGACTATTACCAAATACATTACTTCCTGAACTATATTCTTGAGAAGCAGTGACTACCTGTACTACTAGAGTTTGAGCAGTTAAGATCCCTGCTACGGTAAAATTATTAGCATAAGAAGCAGTTGCAGCATATGAAGCACTTGTTATACTATTAGTACCTGTAAATATGTTTCCGTTTACGTATGATGCTGTTTGAGCATTTGCTACATAGCTTGCTGTGTTTGCGTTTGATGCATTTAAAGCATATGATGAGCTTATTGCGTTCAATACATAAGAAGCAGTATTAGCATTTTGAGCTTGTGATGAACTTACTGCATTCAATACATAAGAGGCTGTGTTGGCAGTTTGTGCTTGTGAGGTACTTACTGCATATGATGCTGTTAATGCATAAGATGAAGTGCCAAATAAAGATCCTGTAAATCCGAGTGTTGATATTGTAGATCCCGTTACTATTAAAGATCCTGTTATGATTGCATTACCCGTAAAAGGGAATAAATTAGAATTTGCCACGTAAGATGCCGTCAAAGCATAGGATGCGCTTGCTACCATCATGGAACTTGTCTGATTGGATGATAGTATCGTATTTCCATTCACAGATAAGGATCCTGTTATTAGTACTGATCCTGTTATACTTGGGGAATCTAATTGCATATGTTTTATTCTTTGTTATAGAAAAGTTAATCCATTTGTTGTTATATAATTTGTTATCGCATTAAAGATTAATATCCTACCTGCTGGATTTGCGTGTACATTATCTGTAGTATAAAGTCCACTTTGGGTAGCAGCATTCCAGGCTGTTCCCGTTCCTGCTATATATTTTAAATATACTTGATCAGTAGCGGGATAACTATTTACCAATGTTTGCATTGCCGCTCTGTAAGTTACTAATCCTGCTTCTGTAGGGGCATCACCACAGGGGAAGGAAACTAATATCATTATATAACAGGTAGGATATTTTTTTCTGATATAATTTATCATAGCAGTTACGTTAGCTACTGAGGTGGCTGTAGGAATATTTTGGGAAATATCATTTACACCGTGTTCTATCCAAAAAAACTTAGGATCTACTTTAAAATCATAAAAATTATTATAAGCTCTATAATATTCCATAGTATTAGTTTGGCATCCTGATATTGCTCTATTTAAAGTTCGTACATTTATATTTAAATTTTGATTTAACCATATCTTCATCATACCTGTATAATTCTGATTAAATGTAGATATCCCTGTTCCAGCACTAATAGAAGTTCCCGCCCACACTGATGGTCTAAGATTATAATCCATATCGTTAGGTACTGTATATCCCATTCCTAAAAAGCCAATGTCCATTATTAGAGTACCTTTAACAGTTAAGTTATACGATAATGACCCATTATTTGCTATTGAACTTGTTGTAGTAGCGGTATAAGTACTTCCTGATTGAGTAAAAGTAAAAGCCGAACCTGATACGGCTACGAAAGAACATCCTGTAGGTAAAGTATCTGTTATAACTAAAGATCCTGTAGAAGTTGAGCCACTAAAATTAGTAAGAGTTACGGGTAAGGAATAAGTTTTTAAATTGGTATTTACAGGAGTAGTTTGACCTTTAGTTACTATAAATCCGAATTGATTTACTATAGCTTGTGTAGAAGATGGGTTTGCCTCTGGTACATCTGTAATAGCATATGATATAGCAGTTTGGCCTTGTTTTCTTACTATTCCCATAGGTATAGATACTGCATCTTTTACTAAAACGTTCCCAGAAGATACTCCAATATTTGAATCATTGAAATATGATATAAGATTTGCTAAAAATGATACATTACTAGACAATGTTAAAGATTTCATATAATAAGCATTATCTACATTCCAATGTGGGGTTTCGGCTCCTATCCCCATACCTCCCGCAGAGGCTTGTCCAGTCCATATTACTTGAGATGTTTGTTGTCCTACAGGATAGAATATACCTTCCATTGTAGCATATTCTTCGAAGCTATTATAAGCATTATTTTGTACGGGAAAATTTGACATGTTTTTGTATTTTTTTTTTTGTTAAATATTAATTATCTTGAACGGCTGCAACCCATAATCTTATTCCATCGGGCCACAATTGATATATAGTATTTATTTGAGATTTATTTTCATCTACTAATACTTTTACTATAGTCATTACAGTAGGAGTTCCTAAACTAATCATATTAGCATATGTTGATGTTATTGTAGATGCTATAGAATTGGTATTTCCTATAGTTCCTCCTCCTATAGTTGCTACTACGTATCCACTTCTAATAGAACTAAAAGATATTGTAGCTATATTTGTAGTTGTTAATGTTATATTTTGGGGTATGATTACATTATAATTAGTATCTAATACCTGTATATTAACTAACCTATTATTTAGATTATGATTAAATACCCAAGTAGATTGGCTAATAAAAGATCCTGTAGCATTACTACCCGATATTAAATTTAAAGCTACAGTTGCATATGATGATGTTCCTTGTAAAGATCCTGTTATACTTCCTAATACATTAAGACTACCAGTAACTACTAAGCTACTGCTTATATAGATATTCTTATTAGGTGCTAAAGTAAAGCTTGGAATATGATCTCCGTTTGCCCCTACAAATAAAATTAAAGATTGATTATCAGTATAGTTGCCTATATAGAAATTATTT